GCGTTTGTCGCGCAGTTGGCGCGCCTTGCCTTCCCAGATGATCTTTATATCTGGATCGTGGGCCCTGTCCCGTGCTTCCTCACAACGCGCTATACGCTGCTCTGTAAGGGTGGGCTGGGCCAATTGCTGTCCTAGCCACTGCATGCCTTGCAGGAATTTCTGTGCTTCGTTCATTTTACCTGCTCCCGACAAATTTTTTCAAGGCAATCGGTGACAAATTTATTGATTGATATCTGTTGAGCCTTCGCCAACGAATTGATCTGCTTTTTGAGTGTGTCGGTCATTCTCAGCGTGAAGCGGGCTTCTGCCTTGGCCTGCTCGTTGAACTCGCCCTCATAAATTTCTGGCCTATTTGGAAAATGCCGTTCAAGCCAAAACTTTACCCTCTCGGGCGTGAGCGGGATTATCGATAACGGCGATGTCTCGTTGTGCTCCTGAAAGCAGCCGAGAAAGTAAACGCCCTTGCGCGTTTTGAACAAGGCTGTTTCGCTTGCTTGCCCGAAAAGCCCGTCGTGAAATTCAAATCCGACAATTTCGGTGGAGGTCGCGGTGTTGTAGGTATGCCCGCCGATTATGCGCTTGATTTTGTGCTGAAAACCTTCCTTCGTCGTCTTAGGTGCTGCACAGGCGGCTTCCAGCCAAAGGGCCATGCTCATAACAGCCACTCTGGAACGAGTTCGTAGTAGCCGGAGACGATCTCACTCTGAAGCTCGTCTTCGTCTATTTCCGCACTGTCGTAACTATCTCCTCCGACCTTACACAGAAGCGTGTAATAGTAGGACGTCGTCTCGACGGCAGTGACCTTGACTTGGTCAACTTCTTTTGTATGGCGCGTCTTCGTGCGCGAAAGCACGCGCTCCATGATTGTTAGGTGCGGGTAGCCCAAAATCGTTTGGCCCTCCGCAGAAGCAGTCAGGGCGTAGCAGGATCCAATAAACATTTCTCTCTCCCAAGAAGTTCGGATTAATCCCATAAGATTAGGCACAAAAAAAGGGGAAGTCAATTAATTAATTGTTGGGTCGTCTTCTTCTTGGCAGCGCAGGCAACCTTGGCTAACCATGTCTACGATGCTGGCGTAGCACCAGACGCAGAACGCCACTGGGCAGATGCCGAAGTTCCCGGCAATGCCGCCCTCGCCTTCAAGATCAACCTCCGATTCGCAAATCGAGCAGGTCAGCCCTGCCCCCTCTTCCGCTTCTTCATCCCGCGCCATTGTGATTTTGGTCCTAATTTCTTGCGGCCATTTAGAGGGAACGGCTTGTTTCGACGCCGCGCCTTTGTCGTTGTTTTGTGGGTAAAAGCTGTTTGTACGGCCATTTTCTATCCTAAAAAGATGGCGGGGACTTTTTTAAGGCCCCCGCCCCAGTTGTCTGTCTTAACGGCGCGACGGCAGGAGTCAAAGCGCACCATCGTGCCGCCGGGAGAACAGACAGCTTCGTCACCCTAGTCCAGCGCATGGTTTTCTGCCACCCTGCCCCAGAACTCGGGTGGCACTTGGAACACGCTGTCTTGGTCAAAGAGATACCATGCACAATTATCTTTGCCCGTGTTTGGGCTGTCCGGTATCCACTTCACACGGCCAACGCTGACAATCTTCCTGCAAAATCTCAAATAAGGTGTGGCCTGCTTGGTGTGCATCCAGTCCGAATCAAACAACAACCAGGTTGGCCTCAGATCGGAGAGGTGGGATATAAGCTGGTGTAAAACGTCCCGCGACCAAGGAGGATTTGTTATGAAGAAATCCGCATTCTTTGCGTCCTCGTAACTGGTGGCAAAGACGTCCTTTATGAATGCTCGATGTCCGTTTTGCTCGTGCCTAGTTAATGGGCGCAGAGGGTTTGTTAAAATTGTGTGGGCTGTGGGTGCTATGTCCGAGGCATACTCCAACAACGGACAGAAGTTCCCGTCATGCGCGACACCTTCAAAACTTCCTAGGGCCTTAATCAACGCCCCGTCACCCGAGCAAGGCTCTATATATGTAAAGCGCTCGGGAAGATGGGCGATGAGCGGCTCTACCGCTTCCACGGGTGTCGGATAGAAATCTCTGTCGCGACGTTTAAAGTTGGAGCGCTTGCCCATCAAATCACGTTTAGGGCCAGCATTCCGGTGTAAAGCAGCGAGGCAACAAATAAAGCGGTCATCATTTTTTCTCGGCCTCTTGCAAGGGTTTTATCGCTTGTCCCGTCATTTTTTCCAGTAGGAACGTAAACTGTCCTGAAATTGTTCTGTGCTCCTCGGTCGCGAGGCCCTTGAGCACCTTATAGCTCTCAATCGGTATCACGACCGACTTCCATTTCTCAGGGTTCATAGTACTAATCCTTACTTTCTGGGAAACTATCGGACTTGTCTAGGGTAGTCAAGGTTCCCCAGTTGGGTCCTAGCGATATATCGCTAGGACTGGGCACCTCCAGTTGCAAAGCCTGCTCCATTATGATGCATAACTCCTTCGCCTCGTCGGCACTAGCCACCGAAAACGCCAATTCGTCGTGTATCTGTACGAGAGGGATCTTGTTCTTCTCTTTGTAGACCGCAGCCATGGCGGCCTTGGTTTGGTCCGCGGCACTGGATTGGATAAGGCGGTTCAATGCCTTATATGTGTAGGCTCGTTTGATGTTGTCGCCATATTCGATGTGCGCCTCATCCTTTGGCAGGGCCCGTGCTGACAGGAACAGGTTTGGCTCCCACAAATCAAAGCGGCACTTGCGGCCCAGAAGCGAGCGGACAAAGCCGCCCTTGTCACGGTGCGTAACCTTGCGCTGCACAGCGTCCATCAGTTCCTTCACAAACGGAACGTCTTCGTGGTACTGGCGCATGAGCCGTTTAGCTTCTCCCGCGGTTACATCTAACTGCTCGGCGAGCCTTGTCTGCCCCATGCCGTACATAATCCCGAGATTAATTGTCTTGGCTTGTTTGCGCGGTATCTCGGCGATGTCTGCCACCATTTGGTGAAAGTCTGTTTCCGGGCTATTGCGATAGGCTGTAACGAAATCCTCGGATCCGGTCAGTCCGCGCTTTCCTGTAAGACTGGCAAAATGAACAAGGATGCGCGGTTCCTGCTGGTCAAAATCCATGGAGGCCCACTGCTCACCTTCTTCAGGCAGGAACAGCCCGCGTATCTTGCGGGCCATTTCGGGGTTGCGGGCAGGGATTTGTTGCAGGTTGGGGTTGGACATGGATATGCGGCCCGATACCGTACCGCCGCCGTCGGAGCGTAGCTGGTTGATGTGCCCGTGGATGCGGTCCTTCTCTGCATAACGGAAGATGCTGGACAGGAAGGTATTGCCCATCTTGTCGTATTCCCGCGCTTCGGCAATCTTCTGGGCGATGGGGTGCTCGTGCTGTGCGAGAAAGTTCTTGGTGAAGCTGGGCAGGCCCGTCTTGGTTCGGCCATATGGTATGTCCAGATGGTCAAAGACTTTGGCAATGCTGGCAGCGGCCCAGAGTTCAAACTCCAGCCCTGTCTCCTTCTTAACATCAGACTTTATGCCCTTAACGATTTTAAGAAGGTCTTGCTTCAGGCGCTCGGCGGAATCAAGGTCAACCCGCACACCCTTCCACGTCATCTCTATGCAGAGCGGGAGGATGGAGGTTTCCATTTCAAAGATAGGCCACAGGTCCTCTTTGGTCAGTTCCAACTTAAATACCTGCCACAAATCGAGCGTGAGCTGTGCATCTGCCTCGGCGTACTCTCCGACAAAGCAAGCCGGTAGCTTGTAGAGTTCCCCCTTGGGGTCCACGCCAAATTCTTGTGCGGCCTCCCGGAGCGCGGCCTCCGACTTCATCAAACCCATGTAATCGTAGCTGACGGCGTTAAGCGAATAGCTGAACCGGTTTTCGTTCAGCAGGGGTGCGGCCAACATCGCGTCGATCATCTTGCCCTTGAGGTCGATCCCAAGGCGCTTGAGCCAACCCACGTCATAGGCTGCGTTGAAGAAGATCTTGTCCGACGGGTGGTCGGCTATCTCCTTCTGGAACCAGCGCATGACGATGCCCCGGTCCAGATTTCCCCCACCTTCGTGGGCAATGGGCAGGTAGGCGTTAAAACCTTTGTATGCTACGGCAAACCCGACGACATCTCCGTGTCCGGTAGCCCACCCTGGACCGTGGGACTTGAGCCGCGGGTCTTTAGTCTCCAGATCTATGGCAATTTCAGTTATGCCATCGGGCGTCTTGGGCAGTTGCTCTATTGGCACCCATTCAGTCTTCACGCCCCACTTAGGCTTCTTAAGATTCTTTTTCATCGTCGTTCTTCCATAGCATGGGACCGAGCGGCGGGGGTTTCCTTATCGCTTTCATAGTCTCCGAACAATTCGCAACTGAACAGCTCTCCCTGTCCGCTGTCCCGCGAGGCACATTCATATGCCGCCGCGGCATACCCCGCCCCGTCAACATAATCATCGACGTTAATCTTCCCTGACTTTCTCCGGGCAATCTTTAGGAGTTCCATCATGTTTGCCACATCCGAGGCGTCCAGCGGGTCGGCCTTGTCGTTGAGGTAACCGTTCCATAGATGTGCTATGTTGGTGTGGTTCTCCCACACTGGGCCATGGTACGTGGCTCGGTCTCCCGTGATGAGGGACAGGGCTCTCCGTAGAACGTCTGCTGCTTTTGTCATCTTCTGTTCTCCTTAAAAAACGTGTCCAAGTCCTGCAAGCAGGCTTCCGATAAAGATCAACGCGAAATATTCCCAACCCATTCTACTCTCCCAGTTTTCTTTGGCGCACAATCGCTTCCAAAGTTTCTTCAACATACTCATATGGCCCACCCTCGTTGTGAGTCTTCCGGCATCTTTAGAACAAGGTTTTCCTTGGCCCGGGTCACCCCAACGTACAACACACGGTGAGCGTCGTCGGGGTTCCTCTCCATCTCCTTTAGAGCCATTCCCGAAAGGTCTGTGAACAGCAGGACGTTGTCTGCCTCGCCGCCTTTTGCGCCGTGGATCGTGGACAGCTTTATCTTAGGCTTCTCGAAAATGTTTATGCCTCTGTTGAGCAGCGCCGAAGCGTATGCCCGGTCTTCGTCTGCGATGCGGTCTAGGGCCACGTCCCATGTGTCGTCGGGTGTCTCCAGGCCAAAGTGCTGGCGCAGGACGGCCTTTGTAAACAGGTCGTTTTGGTCTGCCCCGGAAATCATCTTCTTAGCGCCGCGCTTTAGACGGCCTGCTCCGCTCGACATATGGTCGTATAGGTTGATGGCTTCCTTTACCGATATCTCATGTCCGGGGCTTTCTTGTAGGTGGTTCCAAGAACTGATGGCGTTCCGGACAGACTTTTTGAGGGAGGGCGATCCTTTGCGCTCGAAGTATTGCCCGCTGGAAGTCAGGCGGGCGGCAAGGTCATCCAGCATGTAGTTGGCCTGCGCTAGGACGAGCCACTCGTCGTTTCCGAACGTGACGGTGTTGGCGTCATAAGTGCGCTCCACGCTGCCTTCCTCCTGCCTCGGGGACCAGACCTTTTTCTGTCTGTTCTGTATCCTCCTTACTACAGAATCCGCTATCTTGTGAACGCTGCGGGGAACCCTGTAGGATTGCGACAAGACCTCCGAGCCTCCCGGCAACCCGACGAAGTGGTTTATGTCGGCCCCCGCCCAACGATAGATCCCTTGGTCATCGTCTCCTGCTACGAACATCCGGTCGCTGCGGTCGCTCAAATGGTGGGCTACTTTCCATTGGAGGGGGGTTAGGTCCTGAGCTTCGTCAAGAAAAACCACTTTGAGAAAGGGTATGTTCCCGGGCCGGTCGGATAGCTCCACCATCATGTCAGTGAAGTCTTTGAGGCCATGGGACACTTTAAACCGGTCGTACTCTTTGTATAGATGGTCAAACTCATAGTACGGGATCGACAGTTCGACAGCATTGTAGGCGTACTGAGGACCCAGCAGGGAGTTACGGGCTAGGTCAATTGCTCGCATGATGGGGCTGTTGCTCTTCATCAGAACAAAGCCGTCGTCGGCTATATGCTCGGCACCTTTTGAGGACAGGTCCACCCCCGTCTCCTTGCCGAAAGTTTTCAGTCCTTTGTCCCCAAGCACGTCTGCCCCAACCATCCCAAGGGCTTTGAAGGCAAGACTATGCAACGTCCGGAAGTACTGGAAATCCTTCTCTGGATCCAAACCAAACCTTGCAACCGCGCGGTCCCGTGCTTCGTGGGCCGCTTTCCGTGTAAAAGCAAAGTATCCGATTTCATTAGGTGACATCCCCCCTGCAAGAAGTTCGTCCACCTGATTCAGCAGCGTGGTCGTCTTCCCTGTCCCCGGTGGGCCAAAGTACCTAAACATCTAACCGCTCCTCTTAAAAACATCTATTTCATATCCAAGTGCCTCCAAGATCAGCTCCACCTTGTATATGGAGAGCTGCCTGGAAGCGCCTATGTTCTCGTATTCAGCTATGGTGCGCTGTGCCATGTCTGCCTTTATGGCTAGGTTCTTCTGCGTTAGTCCGGCCTCCACCCTCAACTCCTTTAGAAGCAGGCTCCAATTAGTTTGTTCGCAGGTCAAAACGGAACGTCCTCCTCCTCGTCAAAGCGTGATTCAAATCCCTCGTCGATCTTGGCGTATGATGGGATGGACCAGCATCGGACCGGCTGCCCCTTAATCCTGAACTGTATGGCCTTGCCGTCTATGTCCCGAAGTCGTTGCGCGATCCGATTTGATTTGTATTCAAAGAACTTGTTGCGCTTGAGGAAGGCTTCGAAGTCCTTGAGCCGGAAGTATGTCCTCCCCTCTTCCTCGTCGGTCCATGGGCGGCGGAGAAGTATTTCTTCTCGGTCCATGGCTGATTGCATGTGCGTGGAGAACTCTTCCAGCATGTCGTAGAACTGTCCGCTCAGGCTGGTGTCGGCGGACGTTGATATTACCGCGCCCTCTGTGTCCACCATCTGCCCGAGAAGGCCGTGCATCTGCGCTTCCCAAGCCTGCCTTGTAATCGTGCGGGGCATGAAGTTTATTTGCTCCATACACAGGATCTGGAACCGGTGCTGGTTCTGGAGCCCCTCTGTGTCCAACTCTACGGGGCTGCCGTTTACATCAAGAAACCACAGCGGTGGTTCGCTGTCGTATTTACGTAAATTGGCGACAGTGGGAGTGTTAGCCCCGCCTCCTACCCCGTGCTTACGGCTCCTGCACAAATCCTTATTGCAGAAATTGCAGATGGGTTGGTCAGCGCATTTGTATTGATATTCTTTCTTCTTTATTTGGTCCGCGACAACGTTGACCTCTTTAAGGGCTAGCGGCGGGTCCATGATCGTCTGGTTGTAGTCCAGAATTTTAGATTCCCAATCGTCGGGGTAAGCCTTCCGGAGATAGACGCCTAAATTAAACAGACCGTTGTTTCGTGTGCCCTCTGGGAAACCCTGTCGTAGCAGGGCCTGCAAACACGGCGGCCCGTCTTTCAGCTTGTCGTCCACCACCGGCTCTGATTTAGCCAACATCCCCTCTAGCTGGTCTTCAGTTATGGCAGAGGCTTCGGCTTGGTCCAGAAACTCTATGAGGGTTGCGGCGCTTCCATCCTTGTTGAAGGCGTACCGTAGGCCGCCCTCGTGATCGAAGTATGGCAGGTTAAGGAAGTTTCCATTGTCCCCGCGTTCCAGAACGAGCTTGATCTGTTTTGGGAATATCTCACAGCCTCCGTAGCCTATCTCGGCGGCAATCTCTTTCAGCTTGAGCTGGACCTTCTCGGCTTCCACAAATTCCTTAAAGAACAGGTATAGGTGTGCGCCACCGGACTTACTGCGGCAAACCACCAGAGGTATCTCCAGCACAGCCAGCTTTCTCAGTATATCTGCGTGGTCCAGTGGGTACTGGTCAATGTCGATAGCGCCCCACCGACAGGCGTTGTCTTCATTAATAGGCACGACGCCTATGCTAACGGCACCTCTTAGATGGGCCGCGTAAGTAGCACTGGTCCGTGGTTCGTGGACAAATTTATAGACGCCCTTCTGTTTTCCCCGTGCGTCTTTGGTGGTCAACTCCAATGCCCCGTAAGCCCTGTTAAGGCCCTGGAACAAGCGCGAAAATCTATCTAATTCTTTTTCCATTCTGAGGTATGGGGGAAGGCGAACCTCCCCCCATGTTTCCTAGAAAGGCATGTCGTCGTCAGAGGAAGGTTTGTCTTCTTCCCTGACATGCTTCACGTTCACCTGTCCCGCGAGGATGGACTCAGCGAACAGCTTGGCCTCTGCATAGATGCTGGGCGATTCCACTGCCCGATCCTTTGAGATCTGCCATCCGTGCCATGAACCGTTTTTGTTCTCTTCGGATACGGTCTCAAGCTTCCAAACATGACTGAAGCGGGGCGGTGTAAACAAATTGCCGCCCGAGTCCTTCATCTTCAGTGCCCGCATTGCGGAGTTCCACTGCTTCGATTTCTTGAACTGCGTTGACTTCATAGGCAGGAGTGCCTGTTGGGTCATGCCGTCATTGTCTACGATGAGGATGTAATGCTGGGCGGTGCGCTCTAGGTATCGACCGCTGCCCCCTTTCACGTAGTCTTTGTTGTCGTCACCGCGTTCGGTTTCAGGAATCTCGTCTCCTGCGCCATAGATACGGTGTGGAGCGCCAGTCCCGGTGCCCCGGGGTTCCCATTCAATGTACTGAAGGGTATAGGCGCAGTTGATGACGGTAACGCCCTCAGTGCCTTTGACGACGTCCTTTGTAACGGTGTTGTAGATATCACCGGCTTTGGCCCCGTCAAGATCATCCAGCTCATCGGACATCTTTTGCAGAACCTTCAGGAAAGGTATCGCTAGATCTTCCGATCCGAGATCGCTTACGCCAATTCCTGCGTCGGCTGCGAACATGTTTTCGTCCATGATCGCGAGTTCGGCTTTCGCCTTCTTTGCTACGGCAGTTGCCATGATTACTTGCTCCTCTTGATTGTTGCACGTTGTGAGATAAAGGCCCCAAATAGATCGAGCGGGATGGGGTCCCCCGCTTCTACCCGCTCCCGAAGCCAACCCCGTAAGGTCGAAGACTCGACCTTTTCCGCTTGGCTGGGAACGAATCCTTGTGCGTCGCAGAGTCCTACAAACTCTTTGGCAGTTTCGTCTTCGCCGCGACCAAAAGAAACGGACACAAGATTCTTTACGAGATCACCATGGTCGTTGTCTCTCAACCACTGGAACGCTTCTTCCTTGCGGTCCTTTGGAATGCTTGCGGCGTAAATAGGCTTGATGGCGATTTCGGACCCGTCGGTTAGAGTGAACTTTTGTAAGCCCATAACTTCCAACGCTTCCGGAAGCCGCTCGTCCGTTATCTTAAGGAGAGCGGCTTTAGTTTCCTTCATAATCTTCTCTGTGTCGGCCAGCTTGTGCTCAAGGGCTGCGGCTTCCGTAGCCAGACGCGAAACAGCGTCGAGCTTACCTTCTTGTAGCTGGTCAATTTTGTTTGAGGTTGCTCCAGAGTCTGAAGCCATTTCTGCTAGTAAGTCATTCATGTTCTTTGCTCCTGTTTCATTCATCGGCGGTTGACTTAACCGTCAGGAATCGTTATATGGGTATAGATGAGAGGATGCAAGAGAAATCTTTATGAGTGAATTTGTTTTCAAGACCCGACCTTACGATCATCAGCTCGAAGCTTTTACAGCTAGCGCTGAGAAGACGAACTTTGCCCTTCTCATGGACATGGGCACAGGGAAGACGAAGGTGGACATCGATTCCATGGGTCATTGCTTCGAGAAGGGTCTGATAGACTTTGCCATCATCGTAGCACCCAAGGGTGTCATTCGGAACTGGGTACCTGAGATAGCTGCACATTTACCCGAGCGGATCGAAAGAGAGATAGTCATCTGGAAGCCCGGACTGACTAAGGCTCATCGCAAGGAGCTGATGGACCTTCACGAACACACCGGGAAGATGAAGTTCTTACTAATGAACATAGAGGCGTTTTCCACCAAGAAGGGCGTGGATATTGCGGACTTCTTTGTAAAGAAGTTTAAGGTCTTTATGACGGTAGACGAATCGACCACCATCAAAAACCGGCAGGCAAAGCGGACCAAGGCTGTGTGCGCCGTGGGCCGTGGTGCGGTAATGCGGCGCATCCTCACAGGCTCCCCGGTTACCAAGTCGCCCATGGACCTCTTTAGCCAGATGGATTTCCTGAGCCCGGACATACTGGGCTTCAAAAGTTACTACGCCTTTCAGAGCCGGTACGCCGTTGTGCAGCGCCGCAGCATGGGATCGCACTCCTTTAACCAGATATTGGGGTTCCAGAGACTAGATGAGCTTACGGAGAAGTTGAACGACCACTCCTTCCGCGTTCGCAAGGAGGACTGTCTGGATCTGCCCGACAAAGTTTACATGAGGCGGGCGGTGGAGCTTACGTCAGAGCAGTCGGATGCCTACGGTCAGATGAAGACCCTAGCGCTGGCTCGGTTGGACAATGGTGACTTAGCCACCACGCAGAACGTATTGACGCAGATCATGCGTCTACAACAGATATGTCTGGGCAGCTTGACGGACGACGACGGCACGGTGCATCCGCTTAAATCCAACCGACAGGATGAACTTTTAAATATATGTGACGAGATACAGGGCAAGGCGATTATATGGGCGACCTGGACGCAGGATATCCGCGCTATCGCCGAGGCCCTGCGCGACCGCTTTAGCGTACAAGCGGTTGCAACGCTCCACGGTGAGACCCCTGATTCTGAGCGCCAAGAAATCGTGGAAACTTTCCAAGATCGGCAATCGGAGTTACGTTTCATCGTGGGGCACCCTAAAACAGGCGGTTACGGTCTGACCCTCACGGCTGCAAACACTGTGATCTACTACAGCAACAGCTATGATCTGGAGCTACGGCTTCAGTCCGAAGACCGTGCCCACCGCATTGGACAGGAGAACAAGGTGACGTATATCGACCTGATCTCCCCCAAGACTATTGACGAGAAGATTGTGGATGCCTTGCGAAACAAGATTAAAATAGCGGACCTTGTATTGGGCGAGGACGCTAGGGATTGGCTAAGTTAGAGCGGTCCAAGTACGACCGTCAAAGATGCGGGCCGACTTGCGGTGTGTCTTGTCCGCGTCGTAGCTGCAATGCACCCAGCCGCTTGTGGGCTCACCTTCCTTGTAGAACTCAAGGATTAGCTGGTCGAAGTCACAATTCTCCCGGACCCAGAGCGCGACCTCCTTGTTATCAATCCCCGGCACTTCAAAGTCTACGGCATTTCCTGTGACGTGTTGAGACTTGTCGGAAGAGCCGATTTCCCGGTTCAACGTAAAACCCCTGTAACCGCTGTTGGGTACAAACGGTATACCGTAATGCTCCCGGACAGGCTCCAATATATTATCGCAAAGAAGTATCAAGCTCTCGACTTCAGTGCCATTGGGCGTGTTGTCGATGCCCTTGCGGGTGGCCGTCTCGGACTTTGTAAGCTCGCTTAAAGAAAAGTGCTTGGAGAGCATCATCCGACTAACTGCCTTGGTTTGCGCTTGACCGACATAATACCGGATTCTTCCATGCGGCCTACACCGCTTCCGGCACCGCCGGTTATGTAGCCGCCGTGCGCGGCGAAGACTGTATCGTTCGCGCCGAACAACTCGCGGCCTCTAGCGGCAACGACCTGAGAAGCTTGGCCCGTGGGCCGTTGGCCTCCCGGCTCGTCCACCCCCTGAAATGCTGGTCTTTGAAGTCCAATGGGACTGCTCTGACTAAGTACGGATGCCGAAGAAGGAGACCTTGACGGTGGCAGGGCAGACGCAACTCGGCGCGTGGATGGCTCGACGGGCTGCACGGAGGACTGAGGCCCTACTCCACCGGGCTCGTCAACTTCTTCCAGGCCTCTTTCTATAATAGAAAGGCTGGCACCGGGCCTTCTAGGGGGGGTGGTAACTACATCTAAGGCCGTTTGGCCCAGCGTTGCCCAGAACCCGTTACTTTGCTGCCCGACACGCAAGCCCAACTCCACACCCTTTGCGGGGTATAGCGCCGCGTCGATCATAAGATCCTTGACCCGTCCTGCTGTTACTCTCAACCCTAGTGTCCTGCCAACCCTAGCACCAGCGGCTGCGGCCCAAAGCTGGTTTACTAGATTGGTCGTATTAGCTGCCCCGAGGGCGGAGATTCTACCCAAGAAGGCCCAGCCGCTAAGGTTAACGGCATTCGATGGATCTACCACAGATAAGATCTTGCTGCCTTGCGTAAAGTTAGAAGTCTCAAAGGCCGTCAGCGCCATTTTTTCCAAACCGGGAAGGATAGTAGGGTTGTCCGGAAAGGCTTCCCGTATAATTGTCTGGACGCGAGGATTCCCGATCAGTTCCCGGAACTTGACCGGATCAAAAGCCTGCATGGAAAGATCGGAAGTTTCCTTGATAAGCTCGTCTGTGCGTGTAAGGGACCGTTTAACAATTTGGCCTATGATAGAAGCCTGCAACCCTCTTTCTGCCGCCTTGTCCCCACGGATAATGGACAGAAACTCCTGAATATCTTGTTTAGGGCGGCTGTTGCCCGGGTTTAATATGTTCCTAAAAAGAGTATCCGTAGCGAGTCCGGGGTCTGCGCCAAAGACTTCAGAAAAAGCGTTGTCATCAGAAGCCCGGCTTCTCCGCTGACCAATATACTCTAGGTAGTCATCTATTTTAAAACCGTTAAGGTCCAACTCACCCCGGTTTACGAGTTCCGTAAGTTGATTCCTTGTTTTATCTCTCCGAAGGCTTTTTATCGCGTCTAACTGGATCGCAAGATTGTCGGCATCATTTATAAGACCTACAACGGTGCGCTTCTCCGGCGCGTCGGGAGGACCGTTGTCTTTCAGAAACTTTATCGCAGCCTTGTTCTTTTGCCGGAAAGTATCCAACCCTTTTGAGTCTACGCCATCCGGGAATCTAAGGGCCAACCTTTCTAGGACAATGGCTTCGGCTATTTCTAAAGAGCGCGGAGATACTGGGGCATCTTGTTTGATTCTTAGCTCAAAAGGAGTACCTTCTTTCCCTACCCGAATCATCTCAAAAGGAGAATCGGCTCTGGCAAAAAGAGACGTGTCCCCGCCTAAAGCGGCTTCGTTTATGGTTGCCACGCGCTTTCCGTCGGCCCCCTGTTTGACGGTGACAAAATCGGGAAGTTCGGCGGTGGCTTCTTGAAGTTGTCTTATCTTGGCCGCAGCCGCTGGTGCTCCTACCTGCAAGGGAAGGACGGCTTCTGCAACATTTTCTACTTCGACCTTAACCTCGGAGCCCCGGCTCTTGTCCAATACAGTTCCTTGAGAGTCTCCCAAAGACCTTCTTACTCGGTCGGCTTCCTTCGCAAGTTTTAACTTTCCTAAATCTAAGTCCGGGAAGGTCCTGGGATTTAAAAGCTGCTCAACCGTCGTTCTAAGATCAAGAAGGTTCCTGTGCTTGGTCGTTGCTCCGTTAAGCGCCTTTTCGGCTCTTGCCGCGTCTCCCAATTCGGTAGTAAATTCTACAACATCATCTGCGGATGTCCCTTTTCGTATTACATCTCCGTCAGGGCCTTTGGCGGTCAATCTCCCTATCGGCGGAACAACAACGCCGTCTTCCAACCCAAGAGCTTTATTTGTAATATCATCAATGGAGTTTTGTGCTTTTTGAGCGGCTGTTGCAAACCCTTCCATCTTCTTGTCAAGGGACCGAGCCTCCTTTGAAGAAGTCAGCCCATCCCCCAACTCAAGTATTCTTTTCTTCTGTCTAGATATTTCGGCAAAGACGCGCTGTAGACCTTCCGGTGCAAGACCTTTTGCCATCTCCAGAGACATGTTTTCCCAGTCCATGTCCGGACTGCTTTCGAAATCAGCGACAGCCCGTTTTCCAGCGTCGTCAAGATCCCTCACAGCGTTTGCAGTGTAGGTCTGAAGCGTTCGATAATTGTCTTCGGACAATATGCGATCAGCTTCACGTTGTTCATTTAACCGGGCCTCCACTTGATCCCGTTGCGCTATAGCGTCATCCCGGCGGCGCTCAAGGTTAGGTATTGCCTCCTCCGAGTTGCTTATCCTCCCCGCTGTGGCGTCCTCCTTTCGAGACCGGTTCATCCAAGCTATAAGAGATCGGGAACCCGCAAGTTGGGCAAGCTGCGGCGGAATGAGTTTCATATTGAACGCTTCTCCGGGAGAGAAGTTTTCAAACCGTTGTGTAGCCCACTGCTCTACAGTCATTCCGGAAATGTCCGCGTCATTGGAAGGGTCCCTTGACCCTTTGGGAAAGACAATGTTTTCCGTAACCTTGACGTCTAGGCCATCTACCCGGCTGTAGGCAGCCTTTACAAACGCTCGCCATTCTCTTCCGGCGTCGTCGTATGTGCCTCGAATCAAATCGCCGACCATGCCTCTTTCCGCTGCTGGCAGGTCGTCGACGGATTTTAAATTCAAGTTTTTCAGGTACAAATCTACGCTGTCGTTTAAAAAAACAACCCGGTCGTTAGCAGCGGCTTGCGCTTTTGCGAGGGCGTCGTCCATCTTTGCCGACAAGTCTTGTTCGATGGCCCCCACTCGTTGTTTTGTCTGCGGGTCCAACCAAAGAAGCTCCGAAGGCTCAACCCCTCTTTGGTCTCCCTCCATAACCAGTGTTCGACGGGTGCTCTCAAACTCCGGAACCCCTCCGCGTTTGGCGTTTTTCAAATCAACACGCAACTCGTCCGGAGTACCTCCCGGCTTGCCGTTGAAATTCAAATCGTCATAGGCCCTCTTAAACGTTCCTTCGATATAGTTAAAGAAAGCTTCTCGGCGCTGTACCAACCGTTTCGATTCATCCCGAAAGAACCTAGCTGCCACCCCTGGGGCTCTGTCCTTGGCAGCCGATTCTAGAACAGCCTCGTAGAAGTTTGCTGTCCGGGACAGATTATCGGCAGATGCTTGGTTCGCCTCAATTTCTTTTTGCAGCCGTTCCTGTACTTTCGGATCCGTCTCTTGAGAAAGGCGGTCTCTTTTGATCTGAATCTCCGCCTTCAATATCGCTGCTTCAGTCCGCGCCAGTTCGGGAGTCGTCATCGCAAGGCCGGAGGCGGCGTCAACGTGCTTCCCGCCTCTGATAGCTTCTTCTAACAGATTAGCGGTGCTTTTTACCGCTGCGCGGGAATCCGCGGAGTCCCCGAGATTTCTTTGCACGAAACTAGCCGCTGCGCGACCCGGCCTGAGAAGAGGATCGACAACAGCGCCAGTTAATTTTCTAATAACAGGTCCTTGGAGGAGCGAGGTGACTGTGCTCCTTACCGCAAGCGGTGCAAAAAGGCCGCTTCCTATGGCTACGGATGCCTTAACCCACCCTGCGGCTTCCGGGTCAACCTCCTGTAGCAGGTCTAAAGAAGCCGCTGTTGCGGCACCACCCACAAAACCAAAATTAAACTCCTGACGTATGTTCCGGCGGCCACCTTTATTCAAGAGGCTGTAGGCAGCGTCGGCTTTGTCTATAAAGGATTGGTTGGCTTTTTTGACCAAGGATTGAACGTTTTCCGGGGATGTGGCAGCTTCTCCAAGTTCCCTAGCACTCTCCTTCGAGAACCTTGAGAAAAGGTACTGCGCGCCATCCTGCAAAAGCTTTGCAGGAGCCGTGACTCCCTTCACCATTAAGGGCCCGCTAGTCCCCATTTCTAAACCCGTCGCAAGCATTTTTTCGTACCAACCTCTGGCATCCGGGGTCATGTCCGTCCCGATAGAATCCTCGAAAGGCTTGAAACCCCAATTGTCTTGAGCCCATTTGTCCGCCTGCCGGAGGTACTGCGAGAACCGCCCCTGCTGGCCCTTGGTCCCGTAATTTTTTGCAAACTCCCGGGTCTCCTGAGATCTCTTTTGCCGGGTCTCGTTAACCCCGAAGGGGTCGACTCCCGTCAAGGCTTCATAGCCCATGGCTGCAAGCTCCCCGGGATTCGGGACATAGGACAACAGGGCAAAGATATCTGGGAGTCCTCCTGCTAAATAGGCCGGGATGCTACGAACTGTAGGCGCGACAACGCGACTACCAAAACCTCGTTCGTCTTTCGACCGGAGGCCCTTTAAAAGCGGTCCCATCGTCTTCGCGAGAGCGCGGCCCGCGGGGGAAAGAAGCTTTTCATTTGATTTTAACAGAGGAATTAGCTGCTCTGGGGTGTAACCCAGGTCTTGCCTTACCTTAGATCCGGTTTTTTGGTTAAAAAACTCATACGTAGAAGCTCCCGTACCCTCATCGGTTGCAATAAACCTACCCTTAATTCCCTCACTTGGGGTGTCAAATTCATCCGCCATCTAATTGTCCCTTACTGAGAGTTTTCACGCCAAGCATTGAATGAAATTATGCCACGAACAACTCTTTGTCGCATTTTTTCTATCTGGCCCCGGCTGGGTGCGGCATTGGCGGCAAGCCCAAAAGCGGCTTTGGTGCGGCCTATCAGCCATGCTTCAAACTGTGGCTCATCCATCCGGAGCGGTTGAGTTCCAGAGGCGTCTGTGTCTCTGGTCGCGGGCTTCCAAGGGCCGAACGTGTGGTTCTGTTCTGTCCTGAAATCGACCCCGGGGACCGTGTATGTATTGTCATACATAGTAGCTTCCAGTTGCCCTTGTGTACGAGTAGCACTACGCTGCGCGTCGCTCAAGGTTGGGGTAAATTGCCTAGAGGTGGGGTACCGATTGTTCCCGTAATACCCATGCCCGTGCCAATTGTTTTTTGTCGTCAAGGAGGAGAAGTCCACTCCTGCTTTTGCAGAATCCTCCAACTGCCGCCTCGTCCACCCGAAGTCCCCGCCGTTCTCCATAAGCTGAGACAGTTCAACTGCATTTCGTTTTAACGCATCGTCGATGAGAATTTTATTAAACTTCTCATCGTTTTGTATGCTGGGAAGAAGTTTCTTATAGTCTTTTGCGTCGTAGTTACTAATCCGGGTGTCCCCAAACTCCCGGCCTTGTCGGCGAGAATAGCCCGACGACATGCGGTCGGAGGCCGCTTTCAGCCGAGCCCAATGCTTCGAGCCCGCCCCTACAATAAAATCCCCAAAACCAACCCTCGAGAGAAACCCCCCCGCCGTGCCGGTAGCATAACCGGCCACGCCGGTTTCTATGGCGGCGTTCCTGAATTGAAGTAGCGCGTCACGAAGCGAAAGCCTTTCCGCGAGAAGGTCGTTCCCGTCGTCGGAAAGTTTATTCTGAATTTTTTCTCGCTTTTCGCGGCTGGCGATAGCAACCTTCTGAAGAACCGCGCGATGGTCCGTCGAGGAGGCCTGCGGATTCAACGCAGCGTTACGCAGACCGGATTCTATATCTAGTCTTTGTTGAACGGTTTGTTCATCGTAATCACCGGTCCCAGGCTTGCCCTCTCCCGTGTACGAGAAGACATCCTCGAAGACGGTCGCGGCTGTTTTCAAACGACCCCACGTCGTTCTGGAATCTGCCTCGTTGTCCACATCTGGAAGAGTGCTTAGTACCCCCCCTTCGCCGTCCAGGGGGGTGTAGCGGCTTTCGGCGTTACCTAAAGTCGCCATGGCGGTTTTGGCGTTTTCAGTAACTGTAGCAGCGGATGTCGCGGCTACCGTGGGGGCATAGCCTATTACTTGGTCTGCTGCGTTTTTTCCTATGATTTCTATGGGTGTTGCTCCGAACACCGTCGAAGCGGGCAGGGAAAGCATTCGGCGAACGGCGTCTTGCAGGCGGGTACGTTGGGTGTCTGCCGCGGTGTCGCCAAAATCGGCCTTCAGGATCGTGTCCGAGACGTACCGGAGCTTATTATTAATAAGTTTTATTATACTCGGGTTGGTGATTGTTACATCTCTACTCCGGTCATTTATGCCTGTACCGGCTGGGATGTATTTAAACGCGAACTTTCCCGCAAGATGAGCCGTGGGGTCAAAGTAAAAGGCCGCTTTTGCGTTGTATGCCGACGTATCTCCGCTCTCTTTTCCAACTTGGATTTCCGACATTGAGTTAAGCAGCAAACCTAGTCTTGAAGCGGATTGTCTTTGTGCGTCGGTTTCCGTGGTTCCACCAGACTCCGCCGTTTCGAACTTCGTAGCAGAGACCAGTTTAGTGTTGGCGGGTTGGCGGTAAACGTTTTGGCTTCCCAGTTGGAACAACTGGTTCCCGCTACGAGAAACTTGGATTCGACGACCGCCCGAATCTACGACGGGCTTCCCAGTAGCCTTGTTCACAACAACAAGGTTGTCCTTGTACGTGTCGGTTCCTTTACCCGCGCCACCAAAAATATCCCCCGCCTCATTTGTAAGAACATGAGTGCGGTTTTTTCCACTAAGGATAACAGTCGGTTGCGGACCCCCCTCTCCTACCGTCCTAGCCGCGTATGTTTTAGTAGTAGGATCGAACGTATACTGAAGAGGAACTACGCCCCCAGTCGGCTTGCCGTCTTCACCTACTCGCCTTGCAAAACCACGGTTTCCTTGCTGCAAGGCCGCAGGCTTGGGCACAGTCCCCATCAGCTTTTCTGCAAGAGCCCGCTTTTCTTTGGCGGTGTTCCCCACCGCCGTGTAAGCGGCCATCTTCCGCTGGCGGTCTTCCTGATCTTGTGCCGCCCTCTGAGCCTGCCGCTGCTTCATAAGGTCCGAGGATATCTGGCCCACGTCGGAAGCCAGAGGTGCAAGCAAGGTCCGGCCTAGCGTACCCGCAGGAGTCTCATTGTCTCCGGGGGGTGCGCCCATAGAGCCAAAGCCCCGCTCCATTAAGGACAGAGCAAACCGTAGTTGGGCAGCTTCTTTAGACTCTTGATTACGTGCGGCGTAATCCGTCGTACCAAGATAAGCCTTTAGCTCCGCGTCCTTGTCACGAACTGCGTCCATGTCAGTTTTAAACAGGGGGCCGGATAGACTTTTGTAGATGTTTCCGAACGATCTAGCTCTAGGGTCAGCCATAATTAACTCCTGTTAGGCCAAGCCTTGGCCCATGGGCACTGTATCTTGCATCAACGCTTGCATCATCTCTGGGTCCATGCCCATGGGATCCCCCCCTGTAGCCATTATCCCGGATGGAGCTTGGGACATACCGCCGACCGCGTCTACCAAGGCCGCCGTCTCGTTAGCCATGCCGTCAGCTACCGCACTCTTGGTGGCTATTTCTGTAATGCCACCGCCCATGCCGCCACCGGATTCGGCTAGCTCTTCCTGCATCAAAGCGCCCACGCCTTGATCTAGTTGAGCCAGTTGAAGCGTAGGCTGTATGAGAGCCAGTACCGAGACCGGTGTCTCAGCGGCATCCTGTGGCCCAACGACCGCGGCAAGCCGAGCCCGGTACGTCTCAACATCGGCGTCCTCGTCCCATACGGCGTTCATAATGTCCTTAAAACCTGTAGCGCCCTCAAGATTTTGGATGCTACGGCCAACCTCCTGATCCACAGATTCTTTGACCTCGCCAGCCATAGCCTGTTCGAAGAACTTGCGAGCTTCGGCCTGCTGCATCTCTGGAGGCATTGCATCGATTTCGGCAGCTATCTGCTGCATCTCTGGAGGCATCATTCCGCCCTGCGGCGGCACTTCTCCTCCTGCGGCCATGCGGAACATCCGTCGATCATATACACCCGGCATAGTAAAACCCTTTCTAGAACAACTTACCTATATTTTTTGCGCCATACGCGGCACCCAATATTCCTGTCGCAGCCCCTGCTGCCTGCTGGAACATCGAGGGGCTAGTGCCGGTTTTTGAAGCCAATATTGATTGGCTGGAAGGCGCACCCTTGTAGATGTCGCTTAAGAAACCCAGCCTTGTATAGGGCTCATACGCCTGAGCAGATTGGTTTGCGTAATCGGCATCAAGGCCCTGCTGCCGGACCTGCCGCTGTAGAGCACCGTACTGCGAGGCCGCGCCCATTTCTGCAAGGCCCTGCTGCTGTGCTTGCTGCGCGGCGTTCATCTGTTGCGCTCCAATATTGGCCGTCGCCTGACCTATGTTCCCGTACCCCGAGGCGATGCCCTGTTGCATCTGCGCTCCGGCTTGCCTGCGGCGCTGTTGATCTTCAAAGGCTTGCTGCCCTGAAGTGGTTAAGAATTGAGATTGTGCTTGAGCGCGACGTTGCTGATCTTCAAAGGCCTGCTGGCCTATCTGAGTTCCAAACTGATTCTGTGCTTGAGCGCGACGTTGCTGATCTTCAAAGGACTGTTGCCCTATCTGAGTGCCGAACTGGTTCTGTGCTTGAGCGCGACGTTGCTGATTTTCAAAGGCCTGCTGGCCCATCTGAGTGCCAAACTGGCTCTCCGCTTGAGCGCGGCGTTGCTGATCTGCGAAAGCACCCTGAGCTTGTTGCATGGCGTTTTGGTAGCCCGCTTGACGCATCCCAACCGCGGTCCTTGCTTGCTGATTAAGAACGTTGCGGCCCAGCTCTGAAGATTGTAGAGCCTGTCTAGACCCGCCGAAAGCACCCGCTGCAACCGCACCCGCGTCCTGTTGGTTCCCTGCGATAGTCCCCTCTCTACGAATATCACTCAAGGCGCTCTGCACAGCTTGGTCTTCGTAAGGGTTCATGTAGGAAGAGACGCTGTTGGGATCAAAACCCTGCGCGTCGTATCCCGGGCCCGCTTGGTACTGACCCGACTGGTATCCCGGGCCCGCTTGGTATTGTCCAGCTTGGTATCCCGGGCCCGCTTGGTATTGTCCAGCTTGGTATCCCGGGCCGCCGCCGTATTGTCCATACGAACCCTGCAACGTCTGTCCGGCCTGACCCAAGGCCCCGAGAGCCTGACCCATGCTTCCCAGACCGCGATTCATGGTGTCGTATCCGCCTTGAGCTAGTGCTCTGTATCCGCCGATACCGCCAGCCTGACCGGTCTGGGCACCCGCCCAGTTTTGGCTACTGGTTAGCCCCGCGACCTGTTGGTCTGGAAGATTTATGGCATCTCCGGCAAGTGTTTTTGCCGAGTCCATAAGACCCAGCTTGCGGGCCTCAATCTCTGCGGCCTCGCGCATAATTGTTGTTTCGGTACCCATAAGACTATCCCCTCATCTCGAAGCCGCGCATCATCTCATACAAATGTTGCGCTCCTTTGTACCGGTCGCCCCCACCTGTTGGGTCCGCGCCGCGGACTGACTTGGCGTTCAGAACAAACTCACCGTCAGAAAGCATGGCAGGGATGTCATCGGAACGTTCTGTCCCGGGACCCTCTACCAGAAGCTCTCGCCTCGGGTACTTGTTGGTTTGCGCGAGCCCGCCTTGGGCTAGATCCACTACGCTATCCGTGTTCGAGTTGTAAAGCTCGTAGTAATAGCTGGGGTTCTCGTCATCGCTATCGTCAACTTGTCTAATGAAGTACCCGTTACCTAACT